CGTTAAATTGCCAACCTGATTCTTAAAGTCAGGAACAAAGCGAGTCATGAACAGCATATTGTCGCCATCACCGATATCAAAGTATCCCGACTTGATTGAGGCCGTGATCGGTGATCCGTTGGCATTGACCCCATCTTCTTGGTTATAAATAATCGATCTTCCAGCGGTAACTCCCTGCACCGTCGGGATAGCCGTTTCTGTACCAGTGGGGCTGTAGCTAGATGCTACGGGCTTATCGAACGTGCCAAAGTCTGTCCACGCAGAACGGGCCATCGAACCAATAGACCACACATTTTCAAGGTAGTTATACGTCACAAAGCGATCAATGTAGTCGCTTGTCACCGAGCAATACCACCAGGTCACTTCGTTAAATTGTGAGTTAACGCCAATGTGTGTTTTTGCGCCTTGAACAACATTGATGTCCTTAAACACGTAATCTTGGACGGTACATGCAAGTTTTTTAACCGTACCGTCAAACATGTAAAACGCCTCTGTTCCCATCCAAAACGCCAGTCCGTTGACGTCTGCGGCTGCGTGTGGGCCGATACAGCCGCAGTTAGCCCCGAGCTGCTGGAAGCCAAAGGTATAAGGAGGCCCGACATACTGTTGGCCATGCAATGAGGTATCCGTAAATATCAGGATCTGGCCGCGTGATCGGATGGCCGTGACAATCGTACTTCCGTCCGTTAGACGCTGGCCGCCTGCCGTATTAGTGGCAGACTCAACAAAGTTTGTGATGTCCTCTTGGTTAGAGAACCGAACAAACATCGGATCCTGGGACGAAGTAGTCCCAATTGTGGTTTCTGTTCCAAAGCACACCAAGTGCCTATCTGGCGTGGACACAAGGGCATACTTGCTCTTGGTCGGAGCGCCACTAACTATAGTTGCACGATTATTAATTAGCCCGCCGCTAGTGTCCCAAATATAGGTTGGGCCATCCACAAGTTGGCAAATCACGTCCTCGCCATAAGCATCAAACTGCCATACGCGGGAGAAAAGCTGAAGGCCACCTGTTCCAACAGGGCGTGGAGTTCCCCAAGTAGACAAGCCCCACGTACCAAGGCCCCAGCCAAAGTCAAAGTAACTTACGTCTGCACCGACGTTAATCTGGTAGGTACCTACCGTGGCCACTCCGCCGTTTCCAGAATCACTGGCATTAGCAGCTACTGGAGCGAGGATCGTGTACGAATTAGCGTTGATAACCGACTGAATTTCATATTCTTGGTTTAGAACCGCTGCGGTAATATTGCCACCCAAAGACACTGCCCCGCTGTAGGTGACAAAGTCTCCGGCAATTGCTCCATGCCCAGTGTCTGAAACCGTAATCGTGGCGCTTCCGTTTGTTGCGGCAAAGGTTACGTCCCCGGCAGCGGTAGTGCTTCTGATTGGAGTAATATCCGCCCATCCGCCCCCTGTGTAGGCATATATTTTTCTGTTTGTACCCACAATCATATGGGCCACCCCGGAAAGACTGTTCCAAGTAAAGATCTCACTTGGCATGCCAATCAAGTACGTTGGGCTTCCTGGTGTAGCAGAAAACTCGGTCCACCCGCCTAATTTCTCCGGCAGCCCGTAACGGAAACGAATGTAGTCGCCGTCAATCCAGCCGCCTTCGGCGCCGTATTCGGTGTTTTGCTTGTCGATCCCGGGCTTTAGAAACAGGCGTAAGTAGGCCATTATGTAATTGGACCCCCGACTAGCCAGGCGTCACAGGTTCGATCGCCAGCACATTTAAAGTGAAACAGTTCGCAATAGCCAAGGTTTGCCGCCTTGATGACGTCCATCGATGAATCCATATGCGGTTCATCCCCAGCTTCCATGCCCTTGGCCATGCACTGCAACATTTCTGGTGTTTTGATAAAAGCCGCGCAATTGCCACAGCGGGCAGTTTTTGCCTCATCCACCGAAATCATCCACATCTTGGCCTTCTTATTCCAAAAGTCCTTGGACGGTTCATTTGGATTTAGCGGGCCATAGCCGTAATCCTCAATCGCATGGTTGCGGTTTTTAAGGTTGACGTGGATATCTAGTGTGGCCACCGGGCAGGAGTCAACCGCGCCGCCTTTGGCATAGGCTTTTTTCATCTCCTGACCAATGGCGTCTTTTTTAACTCTCATGCAACTAATCCCGGTACGTACACCGTTTTACCATCTTTTTTCATGGCCGTCAGCACCTGTTTTTTCAGGTCTGCCGGGTTATACGAAACATGCACCCAGCCACTATCCGGGATGCCTGGCGTATAAAACTCTAGGATGACTTGCGTGAAGTCGAGGTTTTTCGTGATCCACTCCGCGAGGTCCGCGTTGGCGATGCCTGGGATTTCGATGTCCGCCGCTTGGCCTTTGCAATGATCGCTGGTTTTGGACCCTCCGACTTTGGCGTTGACTTCCGGGTGACGGAAGCCGGAGTTGACTTTGACGCCTTTGCCGTAGTGGTCTCTAACAGGCTGAAGAACCTTCTCAGCCAATCTTTTAAGATTTTCAATTTCTGCCTCCCCAGGCGTATTGTCCATATCGTGCCGCAGTGCAGTCTCAGACTTCACCATCTCGGCAAGAGAAAAGTTAGGGCTTAACTGCATCTTTCTTTCCCTTCATATCCATGATCTTCTCAAGCGTGCGCCCACCAAAGTAAAACGACATAATCAGCATTCCCCACTGGCCTAGAAGTTCAACGTAGTTATTGTTGACTTCAAGATCCCAAGCGGACATCAGGCCAAAGGCCGTGTAGGTCAATAGGATAAATACCAGAGTCATGGGTCGGATGTTCTTGGATAACCAAGAGTCCGACTTCATGTCGGCTTCCATGCGCTTGGTCAGGTTGTCCTGCTCGTTCATATCCGCCTGAAGCTGGGCAAGTTCACCTTTTTGCTGCAGCTCCATAAGGGCCGCTTGGGCCTTGGCTTTGGCTTCTGGATCAGGAATAACTTTGTCGAGGATCTTTCCCCCGACCTCTAACAGCGTTCCAATAGGAATCATGTTTCCCCCTTATCCTCGTCAGCTACTTTTTCAGCAACTTGTTTCGCCACCTTACGGCCCGCAATACCACCGAGAGTACCGATAGACATGTACGCAACAGCTTTAAGAATTTCCAAGAAAATAGCATCAATTGGCGCTAACTCCATTGACTGTTCTTCAAATGTCACTGCCCAGAGAATGCCCAGCGTAATCGTTGTGAGCATGATCATGATGCAAATGACAATAAAGCCCCATACTCGGACTTCTACTTCTTCAGCGGTCATTCGATTGCTCATCACCACATCTTTGTCAGTTTAAGAATGGCATAAATAATTAAGGACAAAACCCCTAGTATCAGCCATTCGTTCCGTGTTGCCTGTCGGTCAGAGTCGTATTCTTTTTGTAGTTCTTTACGCTCTTTCCGCAGCCTTACCTCTAACGCCTGAACCTCGTCTATTGCCCGCTTGCCAAATTCTTTTTCAATCTGCCGAAAAGCCTCTTCCTTGCTGCGCCGCAGGTTGTACAGCACCCGGTACTCGTTGATTGCGTCGATGTACATCATGTCGCCACGCCGCTGGACTTCCTGCTGTTTGCGACGCCAGGCGACACGAGCCTTGGCTTCCTCGTCCAAAAAGGTGTTGACCTCCTTGGCGGTATCCTTTATCTCGCGACCTACCTTGATGGCCTCCTTTATGCCACCCAGGGCCGCTCGTGCGACATCTGCCGGATTTCCCGGATCGGGTAACTTGGACATTTATAGGTTCCATATAAACAGTGATAGTGCGATCAACAATACCAGGATGCCTATAAAAATAAATGACCAAAAACCCATAACTACATTACACCGCCACCCGCCGCAGGCAATGTCGTGACATGTATTGCCACGTTTTGCTGTGGAGTGGCTAGGCTAAACCCACAGTCGTTGCAGGTCTGAGCAGCTAACTCTTGTTGGTCCACGTCACGCGCACAGTTCGGGCAGAGGATTTCGACCTCGTGCCTCGGAACTGTGACCCCGTCCATTTTGGCTGCTTCGACCAGGGTCTTCATTACACAGCCTCAGCCATTTCTTTCCACGATAGCGTTGCCTCATCCCATGAATAACGCTTGCCATCTGTAGGCATCGGGGTTGGGGCTTGCCATTGAGCAGTAAATTCATCCAGAACCCATGACGCAAAAGGTTTTGGAGCAACAAAAGCATCAATGTCAGCACGGTATTCGTAGCCAATTCCAGCATAGTTCTTGCGGAAGTTGCCGTTATACGAGGTCTGCTTCCATGTGCCACCAAAGAGTTTCTCGCAAAATGCGGCGCCAATATGCTCTTTCTCAACGCCAGAGGCGTCAGCAGTATCAGAGTTAGCAACAACGATGACCCGCTTGACTTTTCCAAACTGGTCGATTTCAGCAAAGTGAGCCATGTAAATCTCCTTAGATATGTAGGCCGGTTAAATCAAGATCATCCCCAATGTAACCCTTGGGGAAGGTGTTAAAAGCAATGCTAATTCTTGTCTTGTCTGTCTCAGTGGTCTGAACCATGTGGGTCGTGCCAGACGGGAACAGGTATAGGTCACAAGTACCTACCTCAAACCACCAAGACTCTGAGTTATACATATTGAAATTTTCAGTTGGTAGTTTGATTTGCTGGTAGCCGTTTTTGTAAAAATAAATCTTATCCTTGGTCGAGTCGGCGTTGATGTACAGAACCCCAGACACAAACGAATTTGGGTGTTCGTGCTTGTGGTGATACTCCCCCGGCTTTGTATAGTTAGCCCATGACTGAGTAAACCTTAGGCTGACTTCATGCTTGGGGGCGTAGATCTGAGCCAAGTACTCGTTCATCGAGGCTTGGCAAAACTTGGCAAGTTCAGACATCTCCGGTCGATCAAAAAGATTATTGTCCTTGCTTGTTACATTTCCCTGATTGGGTCGAGTCTCCTGACCGTTGATGAAGGCTAACTCATCCTCCGTAAACGGACGGTCAAGGGTGAACTTTCCTATAGCGGTGGGAAAGAGGTTGTATGTAATCACGCAGCCGCCTGTTCAGAAAGCATCTCAGCGGCCTGCTGGTTAGCTTGATTTACGCCGGATAGAGCTTCGATTTGCTCTGGTAACCAAATGGTATCAATGGAGTCCTCAAAGGCTTTAATCTTCTCCATCGTAGCAAAGACTTCCTCTATGGTCGGGCATGGCCGTGGGTCTTCCCACCGTGTAAACATAGTGTTAGAAATCTCCCACTTTGCACCCGGACGAAGCAGATGCATGGCCGTGTCAATACCGTATAGCTGATAAATCTTTGTACTCACTTGTTCTCCTTTTATGACCACTTAAGAATAACTATACCGGAGCCACCAGATTGAGCGGAACCTTGAAGATTTCCGTCAGATACGAATCCACGACCGCCGCCACCACCTCCGGTATTTGCGGTTCCTGCTGTAGATGGCGTTCCATTTTGGCCCCCATCCCCACCACCACCTGTGCCGCCTGTTCCTCTAGTTCCAGTACCACCAAAAATATACGCCCCGCCTCCACCGCCGCCTGCGTAGGTTACGGACGATCCTGAAATAGAAGATGCGGTTCCGTTACCTCCGTTACCAGCAATTGCGCTTGGTGCTGGTGCGCTTCCATTGCCACCCGGATCTGTAGCACCACCACCACCGCCACCACCAACTCTGCTAGGCCCAGTTCCAGCATTTCCACCAGAATTGCCTTGTGATGGTGAAGTGCTTGGTGTATTACCGGCAGCGCCAGCAGTAACGGTTGCTCCGCCGCCACCACCGGAACCACCAGTGCTTGCTCCAGGAGTTTCTCCTGCGCCACCGCCACCACCGTTAGAGGTTATTGTGCTAAATACTGAATTGCTTCCAGAATTTCCAGCCTGACTAGAAGGAGCAGCACCACCAGCACCTACGGTAACTGTATAAGTTGTTCCTGCGGTTACAGATAAACCAGTTCCGGTACGAAACCCACCAGCACCGCCGCCTCCGTACCATCCACCAGACGCACCACCAGCAACCACAAGGTATTCCACCTGCGTTGCGCCAACAGGAGCAGTCCACGATCCAGAGGTTGTGAAGATTGCTGTGTTGTTTGAGTTGGGTATCTTGTACTTTAGGATGACGATACCGGAGCCGCCAGCGCCTGAGGTAACTCCGGTCGTGTCTGTGACATTTCTTGCTCCGCCACCTCCGCCGCCCGTATTAGCAGTTGCAGCAGTTGCGTTTGCTGTTCCTGATGTGCCAGCGCTACCGCCACCAGCACCGCCTGCGCCTCCAGCAGGATTTGGAGTATCGCCACAACCTCCACCACCACCGGCGTAGGTAACTGAAGAACCAGAAATACTGGATGCGGTTCCAGCGCCACCAGCACCACCTACTGATGGACTTGTTACTGCGCCACCAGCAGCACTTGCCCCACCACCGCCGCCTCCAGCAGTATTTCCCCCAGCGCCATTACCTCCTACCCCACCATTGTTTCCTTGGGATGGAGAAGTTGATGGGGTGTTACCAGAGCCACCAGCATTTGTTCCGTTAGCGCCCCAAGTACCACCACCGCCTGACCCACCATCTTTTCCAGCGGTTCCGGTTGTTCCTATGTATGCTCCACCGCCTCCACCACCAGTAGAAGTAATAGTAGAAAATACGGAGTTGCTACCATTATTACCAAGCACTCCGGGTGAGTTTCCTGATACTGAGGCACCTCCAGCACCAACAGTAACCGTATAAGTTGTTCCCGCTGTAACTGCTAAACCTGTTCCGGTACGAAAACCACCGGCTCCACCTCCACCACCAATACGAGCAGCGCCAGAACCTCCACCAGCAACGACCAAGTACTCAACCTGCGTTACTCCGGTTGGGCAAGTCCATGATCCGGTAGCCGTGAACGATTGAATGACCTGATAGCCGGGAACGGGCCACTGGCCCAGTTTGATGTATTGCAGAGCCTGACTAAGTTTCCACACACCAGGGGCAGAACCGTCTGCGCCTCCGGTTGGAGTCGTTGGGTTTTTGGTTATGAATCCGCCAATGTAATCCATCTTAACTCCACTTAATAATTACGATGCCAGAGCCGCCTGCGCCGCCGTTTTGAGAGTCGCCACCGCCGCCCCCGCCACCACCTCTGTTGGCAGTTCCTGCGGTTCCTGTTTGTCCAGCAGCACCGCCAGCACCGCCGCCTCCTGTGCCTCCCGTTCCGGCTACACCCTGTGAACCACCACCACCGCCGCCAGCGTAGGTTACTGAGGAACCTGAAATGGAAGAGGCTGTACCAGCGCCTCCAGCACCGCCTGCAAGCGATGCGCCATTTGAGCCTACTGCTGTTGCGCCACCACCGCCGCCACTACCCCTTTGAGCAGTTACGGCATTTCCACTGCCACCATTATTACCTTGAGATGGCGATGTAGATGGGGTATTTCCATTGCCTCCAGAAATAGTTCCGCTACCGTTTGATCCAGCACCACCACCAGAACCACCATTACGACCTACATCCGCTGGCGCAGAACCGCCGCCACCACCACCTCCACCTGTAGAAGTTATGGTGCTAAATACTGAATTTGATCCGTCTGATCCATTAGAACTTGTGCCAGCATTGCCACCAGCGCCGACTGTTACTGTATAAGTTGTGCCACCAGTTACCGATAAACCAGTGCCGGTACGGAAACCTCCAGCACCGCCGCCGCCGCCAAGAACGCCACCACCACCACCTCCCCCAGCTACAACCAGATACTCGACCTGAGATGCACCCAGAGGAGCAGTCCATGAGCCAGAGGTGTAGAAGATGGCTACGTTGTTAGTTTGGGGGATGAGGTAACGAAGCAGGACGATGCCTGAGCCGCCAGAGCCTCCGGCTACGTTTCCAGCGCCACCACCGCCATTTCCTGTAT